TGGCACCGGCATCCATACCGCACGAGAGCTCTATCTCTCGCGGAACTAGATACGGAGGATTTCTACGGCCAGTGACCGTCACCCTCATCCGCATTCGCTCACCGGCACGCTTGGCGTCGAAGCTATCAATCACCCGGACGTCTGCCAACAGCGCATCGGGATCGGCTGCTGAGTTCTCTTCTCGGGCGGCTGCCAGTAGCGGCTCGATGTCGTCGTACTCCTGCCAGAAATCAGTGAGGTCTTTGCCGTGCTTGTCTGTGAGGGCGTAGGGCAGGGTGACGGTGTAAGCAGTAGCCATACTGCGCAGCCCATTCACCACCCGCTTAGCGCCCACCTGTCCGGCTGTGTCAGCATCCTGACAGACGTAAACCACCATGCCGCCGAAGTGTTCGGCCCATGCTGGCTTCCAGACATTTGCGCCTCCGGTGCGAGTAATGGCGTGATATCCGTTCTGGATGGTGAGCAGTGCATCCCACTCGCCCTCGCACCAGACGATGTCTTGTGCTTCTACTAGTTCATCTATTGGATAGAGCGTTGGTTCGTTGAACCCTTTGACGCCCCAAATCTTCCTGCGATCGCTCGTAGGGTCCAGCTGATAGAATCTGACGTTGATGAGTTCCCCGTTGACGTCCCTGATCGGGATGGTGTAAGCTGAATGATTACTGGCCCATCCGATTTGGAATTCAACGAGAGTCTTAGTTTCGAGAGATCGGCGCTCCTGAAGGGGCTGTAACGCATCGGGCGTATTGAGTAGCGCAGCGTGCCATACTTTGATTTGATTGTCAGTGTGTGGAAATACTGCTTCCTTTGATTCGCCTTGTGTGGATCCATTGGCCCCCTGTTTGAGTTGTTTAACAAGTCCGCTGGCTTGACCCCCTACATGACACGCCTGACAGAACCAAAGCCCGCTCTCTACGTTGAGACTTGCGCTCCGTTTGGTGTCGTCGTGTAAGGGACAGATCATGCCCCATTCGTTGTCGCTATTCGGACCTGAGGTTTCTAAATATTCCCGGAGATAGTCCAGGTTTGCCTGACTGATTGCCACAGGTATTTCCCCTCAATGTACCCCACCAGATGGATGTATCAGTCAATGTCACGAGTCTTGATGCCTTTCGGGCGAGCAGGGTTGTCGTAAAACTGACGCTTGGTTTCACTGAACGCACGGTTATATTCCCGTGGTTCTACGAGCGCCTTCCCCTCGACAAAGTCGTCGATGAGGTCCAGCACACTGTCCGACACCCGGAACACCCAGTAACAAGTCGTGCCATTCCACTGAACATCTTGTGGAGTGTGGCCTTTCAGTTTGAGAAAGGTAACCATCGCCATGTCATTGATGCGATGGAATTCTTCAATGTCTAAATCATTCACTTCATGCTCTCCTATGTTGGCCGGGTAGGCCGGACTGGCATTGTAGCCAGTCCGGCGCTCCCGTGTGTGTGTTGTGCTTCTACTGCCTTAGTAGGGGCCGGTGCCGTCGTCCTCGCGCAGCCGTGCGATGAGGGCTGGCTTGGCACCGTTGGTAACCAGATCGCGCTGCTCGAGCTCTTCGCGAAGCTGGGGGACGGTCATGTCTTGGTAGTCGTCCTCCGGCTCCTCGTCCTCGTCAACATCCTCGATGTCATCTTCATCTTCGTCGCGATCACTTTCTTCGATGTCGTCGTCAGAATCATCATCCGCATCGTCATCGTCATCGGATGACATCATGTACGCACCCAGCCGGGCGCTGTACTCATCGTTGTAGGTCTCGCCTTTGATGCGCACCTTTACCGTTTCGCCGAGGAGCTCGTCGGTGTCGACTGTGCCCTTCCGCTTTTTGGTGCTGGCGATACCGAACGCCTGAAGGAACTGATCCAACTTCCACAACGAGTTCTCGTTGAGAACGATGTAGTCCCAGACCTTCGAGCCGACGAACTTCGGGCCAGTGATTTCAACCACTACCTCTAGCATCGGATTTCCAGACTTGGACTGCTTCTGCGTGATTTCGTCAATCCTGGCGTCATAGACGCCGGGGGTGGGCTTCTCAAAGTTGGAGCCGGTTGCCTTCCCGGCGTCCGAAGCAGTTACGTCATATTTCAATTTCACGTGAAACTCTCTTTCGTGTCGTGGTTGTCTTGCTTGCCGGAGGAGCTTTTGTCCTGCCGGTAGTGCCAAGGCTAGCCGCAATGGCGCTCTCCAACTTTGGCAGGGTTGGTTCAACCATCGTCCCCGCCATCCCTGGAAACCTCCCTTTGGCTAGATACTTGCTCCGCTTCTCCAAAATCATCTCTCGCCTGATGGCACCGTCCTTGCGAACGGCTTGCAAAAAGCCAACGATGTTCATGTAGCTGCAGATTTTTTGTGAGAGCTGACCCTTGCCACCCTGAATCATGGGTAGGTAGAGCACACGCCCTTCGTCATCTTCGGTGCGCATCAGGTGTGCGGTAAAGCCCACGTTCATCGGCAGCTTCTTGAAGCTACGAATCATCGTGCTCAGTCGGTTCTGATTGACCAGATACTCGTGCTGATCGGGCACCCAGCGATTGCGGCTTGGCTTGGCCTCCACCAACTCACGCATGAGCCGGTCCATCGACTGGTCCTGAAGCATGGTGATGTTGTCAACCCAGACCCAGTCGTACTCCTTGTGGCCCTCAAGCCGCAGATATTCGAACGCCTCGTCAATGTCCTCGTATTCTGGTGTAACCCAGACGTCCGCCGTGCTGCCCATCCCGGCAGCAGAGATGGTCTCTGCGCCGTCGCTCACCAACAGCAGCGTTCGCTTGCCGCTACCAGCGAACACCGTCTTGCCGACGCCGGGTTCGCCGTACACCATCATGCGGTGCCACTTCTCCTCGTCGCCTACGGGCATGATTCCTTTGGGCCTGCTCATATCTTTAACAACCTCCTGAGTTCGAAGAACGTATTGACCTTGCCAAGCGAGGCAACCGGGTCACTGGTTTTGGCTCGTATCTCGTCGCTGAAAATCAGCAGCGTATTGATTTTTGCATGAAATACTTCTCCCTCGAGAATGAAGAACATCTCGCCGGGTATAACTTCCTTCGGGATCTTGATGTTGTGCTTACGCCTGAAGATCATCTAGTTCATCCTTGTGTGCTAGGTAGGGATCCCATGTGGTCATGGTGGCATCGCGGATGGCCTCCCAGTCGCTGTTGACCTCGTGCACTTCGCACATATCTTTGAACTCGCAATAGCCGCAGTGCTTGTCGGGGTTTTTGTAGATGTCAAGGTCAAGCTCGCGGACTCGCTCTATCTCTTTCATCTGTGCGACGATGCGCCGGAACACCGACTTACGATCTTCGTCGGTGCGCCATGTGTACTCGCGCTTGAACAACGGCCCCGGCTGGTTCTTGCTGACCGTGCCGTTCTGATTAAGGCAGTGACCCTCTGCATTGCGCTTGCGGAAGTCGGGCATGGCCTTACGGAGCCGGTTGTACAAGACGAAGTCCAACTCCTGCCCCGGCTTCAGGATCCCCAAGTGTGTGAGGTACATAGGGCCGAGCGTCCAGTAGGTACCGGCTTGCTCGTCCATTATGAGTGGAGCACCAAAGGGATCCAAGCTGGCTCCGGTCTTGTGCTCGAACAAGCCGAAGCGCTTGGTCTCCCTGTTGAAGACAACTGCATCCATCTGCCCGACGAATGTGCCGAGCTCCCTCCCGGTCTCAGGATCCAGTATGTCTAGCTGGAACGCTTGCTCTGGAGCAATGACCTTGAACTGACTGTCGTTGCCGTACTCGTCCCAATACCCCTTCAGCATAACGAACCCGAGCTCGCTAGCGTTGACGCCCTTTATGATCTCCCAGTCGGCGTTGCCAGCCTCCAGCCATTCAGCCCAGACGTCCCACCACAGCAAGTGAGGCTTGCCGCCCCGTCGTATGCCAGGAACATAGAAGCGTTCCATTGTGTCGTGTACCAAGCTGCCGAAGTCAAGTGCCGAGCGGGGGCGCTTGGTGCGGTACCCGCGAACGTAAGCCCACTCCCACTTCTGGCGACATTGCCGGTAAGTAGATAGTTCACTGTTCCTCACGATCAGCGTCAATTTCTTCTCCTGTCGGTGGCTCGGTCGTGCTAACCGGGCGTACTGGCAATGTAGGGGGCGGCTGGCTCAACCGCAAACGGTCCCCGTGGAATATGTACATATTGATCTGCGGACTACTCATGATTCCTCCAAGGGCTTGTTAGTTAATGAGTACCTCACTCGTAGGCGCCACGCGAGGCCCGGAGACTACCTGGAGTAAAAAAACACACCACACCACACACCACACATTTTCTCCAGCCGACTCTCGCGCACGCGCACCCGCTTACGAGTGAGGTACTCATTAAGTAACTAACCCCTTCCGATTCAAGACGCGATCATTGATTCTGTCTCGCGTGATGTTGCCTTTGAAGATTTGTTCTTCGATCGTATCCTTGGCAAGAAACCGATAGATGTTGACTTGCCGATTTTTAGAACCGCGGTGTGTGCGGTCCTCCGCTTGAGTTTGGTCGTCGGGGTTCCAGGTTTCATCCATGAAGACCACCGTGTCGGCAGCATCAAGCGTGATGCTCACCCCACCGGCCTGTGTGTTCATCAGCATGACCCGAAACTCACCAGCCTGGAAGCCACGCACCAGCGGTGCTCGGGCGGGACCTTTGGTTTCACCAGTAATGACTCCATGTGCAACCCTCTTGGTATGCAGCCATTCACTTATGACGTTGACAAACTGCGTGAACTGACTGAACACTACAACCTGCCCGGAGCCAGTTCCCTCCAAAATCCCCAGCTCGTCGAGTAGTTCCTCCAAGTGGGGCAGCTTCGCACTGTCGGCAGTCGGCGTCAGTTTGAGGCTGCCATCGTCCAAGGTGACGATGGTCTGTGTGGCATTCGCAAACTGACGGAGCCGTGTGTAGACGGCCAAAATGCTCAAGGCCGAAAGGTACTTGTCGTCAATTTCTATTTCGGTGTTGGCTTCCCACTCTTTGTACTGAGCCAGTTGCTTGCCGGTCAGTCGAACCCACTGCACTATTTGATTCTTGGGTGGCAGCCACTCCATAATGTCTTTCTTCAACCGACGGATGGTGTACGGGTACATGATTTGCTCTTCGAACATGGGGCGCAAAGGCTTGAGTACGTCACCGAACTCTTGCCCAAACCCATTGTTCCGTACCGACAGCCACTCCTCAGCAAACCGCCACTTACCCGGGAATGACTCGGGGTCTACCAAGTGCAATGCGGGCCACAGCTTGATCGGCTTGCCACCCATCGGCGTTCCACTCAGCAGTATCTTCTTCTCAGCTTGCAGCTTCTTGATGGACTTGAAAAACAGCGTCTTGTTGTTGTTCATGCCCATGCGATGGAACTCGTCTATCACCACGCAGTTCCACTTGACCTTGAAGATGTCGGGGAATGTCGACTTCTTCTGCTTGTTCATTTTGAAGCTCTCGGGGTTCATAACCAGCCAGACCGGCTGACCGGCTAGGGCCAGAGTCAGCGCTTGCGCTATTTGCCGCCCACGGAGGACGCCTGTAGCCGCTGA